GGATAGAGCAAGGGCCTTCTAATCCCGAGGTTGCAGGTTCGAGTCCTGTCGGGGGCGCAGATCGACACCGCGCGGGGGTGTCAATAAATCGTCAATAGACACGCCTAGTGCATTTGCGACGCTGGGAAGTTCCGATAGTCGCCATTCCATTTCACCGCGCCAGCGGCTCCCGGCAGCGGTGTTATTCATCCCAATCATGCGAGCAAGTTCGGACCTAGTTAGACGACGACGGCCCGCGAAAGCTCGTACGTTATCCGCGACAACCTCGGAGAGTGTCATTCCCTCTAATACTGCAGGCGAAACTGTTGTGCTCATGCAGACAATTTAACCATTTTTAGCACCATGTGTCTATAAATCAGACGGTTTATCTTGTGTTCCTCTTGCATCTTGACGGTTTTTCCGTCAAACTGTTGCACATGGCACCAACACAGACGATTGTTAGCCGAATTGTTCGACGCTACATTGCAGACAATCAGCTATCAATAACAGCATTTTCTCAAGCTCTCAACATTTCGCGACCGACGTTGTCCGCACGCCTGTCCGGAACTACTCGGTGGAGCGTAGACGATTTGGATCGACTGATTCAGCTCGGTGTTCCGATCGGTCTCGACATTTTCGGCGCTGCTGCTATGGAGGAGTACACCCATGAAGGTTAATAAAGCCCTGTTCATTTCTTCACTCACGTTCTTTGCGATCCTAGTCTCTGTCTTGGTCGCCTCTTTCAATATCGCTGGCTACACGATGACGTGGCCTCATTTCGCTTGTTTCTTTGTCTCGATGCTTTGGTATGGCTCTGAGCTAAATCGGGAGATGAACCGATGAAAAAGCAACGCCGATTCAATATTGAGGACGATATGCAGCTTAATTATGTCATCTGCGCTCTTGATGACATCGACTATGAGCTATCGCTTTATCAGTACCGCGTCGCAAATGAGTTCGAGCATTCAGAGGAAGCATACGACGCTCTCGGACGCGCGCGCACTCTACTGCATGAGTTTCAGCGCGATTCTTTGGGAATCGTTGACGGTTCAGAAGGTGAGAGCATCGATGAATCCTGTAAATAAGATGAAGCAAATTGTATTTGTGCTCGAAGCAGCCGCCGCCGTCGATGACTTACTCGATACTTTTCAACGCGAGCTTAAAGAGACTCTCGACGAAACGGACGACGCTATGCGCAAGCTCTGGCATCTGCGTTTAGCGCTCCGGAAAGAGATCAACACAAACTTTAAGGATCCCCGCGCCTCAGAAAGCAACGAAGATGAGTAACGCAGGCATGACGGCTTATCAGCTTGTGGATGCTTTGCGTCGCGCTGGCTGGGGTATTTTACGCGGCTCTGAGAATCGCTGTGCACGCACGCTATTGGAGACGCTAGCAGGCACTATGAGGTCTCTTAAGACGGACGCGCGCGGATATATGACGATCACGGCAGCGCAGCTCGCCGATCGCGCTGGATACTCAGAAAGGCATGTGCGCCGCTGGCTGCCGATTCTTGAGGATCTCGGTATTCTCTCGTGGTCGCGCGGCTGGATTGAAGACGGACGCCCTCAGCCGGGATCGATGAAGATTAACAAAGCTGTTCTCGTCGATTACGTGCAAGATGCTCGAATTCAGTATGACGAAGCAGTGCTGCCCTTGAGGGCTGCTAAGACAGCCGCGCGCCTCTCTAAGCTCCGTTTGCTCAGAATTAAGCCCTATCCGCGTCGCGGTCAGGGCCGTGCGGACATCACGTCTGGCCTCTCCTCTTACGAGAGAGCGACCGCGCGAAGCGGTTCGCGCTCTCTCAGTCTTTCCATTCCACCAACGAATAAGAGCAACGCTGTTAGCGTTGCCGCTGTTAGCGAGGCAAAGCCAATGACGATGATGATCACCTATCAAGCTTACATGCAGAAGAAGTATCCCGGTACACCGTCTGCTCGCTGGCTGGACCTTGTAGATATTGATCCCATTGCAGAAGAGCTCGCAGTATGTGGAGCTCTTAGCTACGAGGATCTACGCAGGCTTGAAACTGATATGCATGCGGAGCACGTGAATCTCACGGGAGTAGGTACACGGCTATGAGCAGCGAGGACGATCGTTACCGCATTAAACTCGCTATTCACGCTGTTCTCGACAGCATTCTCGATGCTAAACACACTCTGCCTGAATCCCCTTACTCATGCTCTGGTGTGCAACTGCAGTTACACACGCAGCTCAATGAAGCTCACTCCCTCATGATGCACGCGCTCTATCTCACGAATCAGGTGGACTAAATGCAAACGACAGCATGGACCGAGGAAGAGTGCGCATCGTTCCTACAAGTCGAGCCGGAGTATCTGCGAAAGCTTAGGCAGCGAGGAGGAGGCCCACCGTTCGTGAAGGTAGGCAGGAGAGTCCGTTACATTCCCGCGCATGTATCTCGCTGGCTCGATCAAGCAGCACAGACATCCACACGCTCAGCAACGCCGGTGATTGTCTCATGAGAGCGCAGCGCAGGGACGATTGGACGAGCCTCTCACATAAGCAGAGGAAGGCTTTCACTCTCGAGCTAATCCGCATCTACGGCAACCTCTGTTGCTTATGCGGACTAAGGATCAAGCGAGGAGAAGAATCATGCGAGCACCTGATCCCACGTAGCAAGGGAGGCAGGACAACGATAGAGAACTGCAGGCCCGCCCATATCAGATGCAATAGCGCGAAGCGTGATCGTGAATATAAAGGCCCGTCATCGGTGATCTATGACGCTACAGCGCGCTTGTTCACCGGTTAGTGGCGTTTTTTCTGGCTAAAAGCACGGTTCTACACCGTGCGCTAGCCGAAAAGTCCCTCCCCAAAACACTGAAAAAAAATGGAGTTTCACCTCAAAATGGACTTTATCGACGTGCCTCTAGATAGCGATATTTTTAGGCAAAATAGCGGGTATTTAGCCGAGAATCCCGGAGAAGTCGAGAAATCGTATCGTATTCAGATTGATTCAATGAAAGAAGCTGGATATCTCGACGAGACACACACCGGCTTGATCTCTCTCGTGCTTAAGGCCGCGCGCGCCGTTGACGATATTAAGCCTTCCGACGCTGCTAGTGGACGCGCTCAGCTCTTCAAGGCCCTTAATGACATCGCTGATAAGCTTCCGAGGCCCGCAGAGCAAGCACACGACCCTCTGCAGAAGCTCACGGAGGTTCTCGACTCTGTAATGATCCCTATGCCAGCTGATCCCCGCGAAAACTAGAATGTTTACTCATTTCCCGCCTCCCGCTTTCGGTCCTCGACGTGATCCGTCATATCTAAGTGAGGAACCGAAGCTGACTGCGATCTCGATCGCTCTCGGTAAGATGCCGCAGCCGTGGCAACGCTACGTGTGGGATGTGGGGACTCAGTACAAGCTAAACAGTCGTGGAGAGAAGCTATACAAGTACAGTGATGTCCTCGTGACTGTCCCTCGGCAATCCGGAAAAACGACGCTGCTTAGGCCTATCCGTATTCTCCGTATGCTCGAGAATCCAAGTGCGCATCTCTTTGCGACGGCACAGACAGCGAAGCACTCAAGCCTACGTATGCTCGACATGATCGACGCAGTAGAGCAGTCCTCGCTCTCGAGCTATTTCAAGCCACGTCGAGGGAAGGGAGACGCTGGCCTCGAGTTGCTCGCGAACGGTGCGAAGCTCTCGCAGTTCACTCCAAATGAGGAAGCGATTCACGGTGAGACTAGTATTCACGTTGATATGGACGAAATCTGGTATTTCTCCAAAGCTCAAGGGGATGCAATTCTCGGAGGCGTGCGACCGTCCGCAGTGACGCTCGGCCCGCGCGCGCAGCGCTGGTACACGTCAACTATGGGCACACTGAGCAGTGAGTTCATGAACGATCTTGTGGAAAAAGGCCGCGCCGGGACGAAAGCGAGCATGTGCTATATCGAGTTCTCGCTCCCCGTAGGTGAGGACTACCGCGACCCCGCCGCATGGTGGAAGTTTCACCCAGCTTTAGGGAATACGATCACCGAGCAAGCGCTAAAAGATGAACTCGACTCGATGAGTGAAGGCGAGTTCATGAGAGCGTACATGAACCGTCTTACCGACGTGCAGGATACATTCATTCCTCTGCAGATGTGGGATGACCTCGCCGATACGGAGATTATCGCTCCCGCGCTCGATGACATTACCGTAGGCTTTGAGGTTGCGCCGCAAAACGCGTGCGCCGCTGTTGTGGCCTCGTGGCAAGGAGAGTCAGGCCCGTGTTCTCGAGTGATCCACCAAGCGCCCGGCACAGCGTGGCTCATCCCCTATCTACAAGATTTGCACGCGCGCGGGATTACGCGTTTCGCAGCGGACGGAGCAGGCCCCGTGCGCCGTATCCTCGACTCGATCGGAGACACTCTCCCCGTGAAGGTACTCGAGTTCCAAGAGCGCCGTCTCGCCGATCAGACGTTTATCACCGCCGCGCGTGACGATCACACTCTCACTCATGATGGATCCGACGTGCTGCGACAAGCCCTATCCGCCGCGCAGGTAAAGCGCGTGAACGGTCTCGAGCTGCTCGATCGGGAAAAGAGTCTCGCTCCTATCCCCTCGCTCATCTCCGCTAGCGTCGCTTTGTATGCTGATACGCACCGCGAAGATAACTACGTTCCGGTCCTCGTCGCTTAAACGGGCTTGTGCAACCCGTGAGTGACCCCGTATGACCCAAACAGTGCCGATTAATAGACACGCATCGTCACGCGCGCGTTTTATCGTCGTATGGGATTTTCAGCGCGCCTCCTCGCAGCTATCGGGATCGAAGCCCGATCGACTGCCAATGATCCGCATGTGACGACGCTGGCCTCGAGTGGTCTTGCGAGCGTTCGCAGCGCGTCGGATCCCGGCACTCTCTCTCTCGAATCCGCAGTGAGCCTCTCAGCGGTCTACCGCTCGATCAGCATCATTGCGACAGCTATGCGACAGCTCTCTCTCGTCGTTGAGAGGCAAGGAGAGCAGCTCGCAGCATCCGAGGTTCCCGCGATCATCCGCCGTCCGAACCTCCACCAATCGCGCGGGGATTTCGTGGAGACTGCGACGATTTCCCTCGCAGCAACTGGAAACACCTATATCAAGGTAGAGCGTTTCGATGATAACGTCGATTCCCTTACCGTTCTTGATCCTTGGCTCTGTCACGCAGTGATTGACGAAGCAACTGGGGTAAAGACTATTGCCTACAAAGGTAAGAGCTACAGCACCGACGAGATCCTACACGTGCCTCTGCTCACCCTCCCCGGTAGCGCTACTGGCCTCGGGCCGATCCAAGCCTCACACACGGAGCTTTCTACCGCGAAGGATATCCGCGATTTCGCCGCAGGATGGTTTAAGAACAGTGGACAGCCGAGCGGGATTCTTTCGACCGATCAGAAGGTTAACCCCGAGGACCTCATTGCCATGCGCAATGCATGGAACTATCTCGATGCAGACGGGAATCCTCTCGACATGTCGGCTAATCCCTCGAGGATCCGAGTATTCCCGCACGGCATCTCCTATATTCCTATCCTCATCTCCCCGCGCGAAGCTCAATGGATCGAGGCGCAGCAGTTCAATACGACGCAAATCGCGCGGATCTTTGGCATTCCCGCTCCGCTCCTCCTCGCAGCCGTCGAGGGAAACGCGCAGACATACAGCAACGTTGAACAAGAGTGGATCGCTTTCATAAGGTTCACACTGCAGTCCTACATTACGCGCCTCGAAGATGCACTCACGTCGATTGTACCGCGTGGCCAGCGCGTGAAGTTCAACGTTGAAGCACTACTCAGATCCGATACGACCACGCGCTACGCAGCTCACAAAGCAGCGATTGAAATGGGCCTCTACTCCGCAAAGTATGCCCGCGAAATCGAAGGAATCCCCGCCTCCGCCGCCCCAGAAAGTACCGCTAATGAATCTTGAAACGATGCAGACCCGCTCCCTAGAGTGCCGCGCGAAAATCGACGGCCTCACAATCGAGGGAATCGGAGTCCCATTTAACCGCGAGATCGCGTTCGGAAACTGGTATGAGCAGTTCGCTCCCGGAAGCATCGACGATGCAGGAGCAATCCTCCGGTATGGACACTCAGAGCCAATCGGAGTGATCACGCACTCTGAGGACACCGCCGATGGACGCAAGATCACCGCGCGGATCTCCGATACCCAGCGAGGCCGCGATATCGCGCAACTGATCCGCGACGGAGCCCTCACAAAACTATCGATCGGATTTGAGCCGATCGAGTACGAAACTCGAGACGACGGAGACGGCACGCACATCACGTACACGAACGTGCGCGCGCGCGAGTTCTCTGTCGTCGAGTTTCCCGCGTACAGCGACGCAACAATTTCCGAAATCCGCACCCAACCCGACACGACTCAGCCCGAAAGGCCTCTAATGAACCTCGAAGAAATCCGCTCACAGATCAGCGACGCGATCGCGCCGCTCACAACCGCAATCGACGATTGTGAGCGCGAAATCCGCTCTATGCGCACCGCCTCCGCCTCCGCCGAAAAGCCGTTCGAGTACCGCTCGTTTGGTGCTTATGCGAAGGCCCTCGCCGCTCGCGAAGAAATGGCAGTTCGAGCCTACGAAGGCGCTACCCTCGCACAAGCCGTCGCTCGCCCCGCATGGCTCGGATCTCTCGAGAAGCGCATGCAGGCTAAGCAGGTTGTCACGAACCTGTTTACGCACACTCTTGATCTTCCCAGCGAGGGCATGACTGTCGAGTACGCAGTCAAGAAGGGAGCCAGCACGATCAGCGTGGACTCTGACCATAAGGAAGGAGAGGCACTCCCGACTGGTAAGCCCGCGCCCTACGAAATCAAGACCGCCACTGTCATGACCTACGCCGGAGGCGCTGAGATCAGTTTCGAGGCCGTCGAACGCGCATCGATCTCGCTCCTCGACGATATCCTCTATGATCAGGCATTCACCTACGCTACCGCGATTGAGAACAAGACACGCGAGCTGTTTAACACGGCTGTGACCACCGCTGAAAACACTCCGCTCAAGACGATCGCGAACCTCAACTCTGCAACCGTTAACGACTGGACGGATTTCGTTCTCGCCCTGATCGACGCGTACGACGCCACGCCCTACGTACTCGACGGCCTCGCAGTCTCCCCTCAGGTTTTCCAAGCGCTCGCAGCTCTCGATCGCTCCCCGAAGGCACTGCAGTTCTCGAGCGCTCCCGTTGATCACCAAGGCACGATCACGCTCCCGACCGGTCGAGGCGATTTCGCTACGATCACCGTGCAGCGCGTCCCGAACTGGACCGGAAAGCACGCAGTCGGATTCTCGAGCGAAGCGATCCGCGTGCAGGAAGCGCCCGGCGCTCCCTACCGTCTGCAGGACTCGCAGATTTTCTCCCTCACAAAGCAGCTCGCAGTGTACGGCTACGCCGCTCACTACACGCCGCGTCCCGAACTGATTAAGGCAGTGAAGTTCAATGCCTGAAATGACTAGTGCCGTCGCGGCATACGTGCACGGAGCCGCTGCGGATACAGCGTTTATCGAAGAATGCACCGAATCCGCGACGGCCCTAGTCGATCGATTCATAGGCAGCAGCCCTGTTCCCCCCGCTGTTCGCCGCTCAGCAATCCTCGAGGTAGCCGCGAACCTCTTTAACCGTCGCTCCTCCTCCCGTGATTCCTCAACCGCTCTCGACGCAGACTCGACAGCACAGTTTTTCCGCCCCGCTCTCGATCCTCTCACTCCCGCCTATCCGCTCCTACGTCCGTACATGAAAGCGTTTTTCGTATGAGTTTCTACGACCTCGAGGACATCATCGAATCAGCAACGATCCCCGGGCTCACGGTGATCACCGCGCCTGATCTCCTACGTCCGCATCTCGCAGCCGGTGGAACCTGTTTGTGGATCGGAGCGCCGGAGTCAATCGAGTTCGAGGGCTACGGACAAGGAACATGCTCATGGAAAGCAGCGCTCGTGCATCCGGATTTCCGCGATCACCTCGCCGCGCTCCCTGATCTACTCGAATACGCGAGCCAGCTCGAGCCGCGCCTCTCAGTAACTGCAATCCGCCCCGACACAATCGACCTCGCCGGGACACTCTACCCGGCTCTCGAGATCAGTTTCGAGACAACATTTAGAAAGTGAGTCCCTCTCATGGCACCGCAGACAACCAAGTTCCCTAAGCTCGGCCCCGGAGTCCTCAAGTTCGGAGAAACCGCATCCGCACGCGAGTTCTCAACGCGCCTCTCCTCGGTCAAGTACTCGCCGACAATTAAGGACGAGGACCCCGTTCCTCTCCTCGACGGCAGCGAGTTTGTGCCCTCCGGTGAAATCAGCGGAGAACTCTCAGGCACGTTCTATCAGGACTTTGACAAGAACGGTATCGTGGCATGGACCTACGCTCACGCAGACGAGATCATGCCCTACACGTTCATCCCGAACAACGCCGAGCAGATGACCCTCAAAGGCAAGGTAAAGATCAAGCCCGTCGCGATCGGAGGTGAAGTCAAGAAGGAAAACACCACTGACTTCACGTTCGCAACCGTCGGAGGCCTCCCCGAAATCTCATACGGCAACCTCCCCGCCTAGATATGGGAACTGGACGCGGCAAAAGCCCCCTCGTCGAGGTGACGAACGCCCGCGAATACCGCCGCCGCATGAAAGCCGCAGGTGACAGCCTCGAGGACCTCAAGCAACTGCATAAAGACATTGCAACGCTCGTCGTCGCCGAAGCTCAACACCTCGTACCCCGCAAAAACGAAACACTCGCCGGAACAATCCGCGCTGCAGGATCTAAGACCGCTGCGACGGTAAAGGCTGGCAGTAAACGAGTTCCATACGCGGGAATGATCCAATGGGGACGCAAAATCTGGCCCTCCACGCGAGGCCCGAAGCCAGCGAGCGGACGGAAAAAGCATCCCTCAGTCTATCTTCCCTCTCTCTTCCTTACAGAGGCAGCATCAGCATCTGAACCGGAGTGGGTAGGTATGTACATCACTCAACTAGAAAACGCACTAGCCGAAGCAACCGGAGAAAAATAATGATGAAGCGCCTGTTTATCGATTACGAGCTCACAGACGGAACCGTAGGAACCGCACGCGTTTACGCAGCCGACAAGGTCCTCGCAGAAAAGACATGCCGCATGAATAGCTGGCCCGTCGAGGACGGACCGCGCCTCATGACGATCATGCTCTACTCAGCCCTCAAGCGCACGAACGCGATTACCGACGATTACGAGACGTTTGTTGACGCGACTCTCATCGATTACCACGCCCGCAGCGAGGACATGGACGAGGAAAACCCTA